TATCTTAGCCAAAGTAGAACCACTTTCTTCATATACTTTTAAAGCATAGTTGCCTGGTGTAACAATAACACTTGACTGTGCTTTTAAATCCGCGAAGAACTCAAATGCATCCGGGTCATAATCAAGTGAATCTAAATCTGTGTAGGTGTATATGTTATTAACGATATTTCTAATTACATTCTGTCGTGTTACTTGTGCGGGTGGATTAATCCAAACAGGAATCTGAAATATCATTGTTGCGATATCAATTTGGTCTTCAATGCCAGCGGGTATGCCTCTGCTAGACCATTGTAAGTCAGTCATCTCTACAGTTGTAATAGTAGTCCAATCAACTGGATTATCATTGTGCTGTATCTCTAAAGCAGGATTAAATAGAACTAATATTTGTTCAAGTAATTGCAACTTTTGGTCAGTATTTGATGTCCAAATATCGACTTGCATATTGAGTAGATACGGAACAGGCATCATTCGTTTTACGTTATACTTGTTTCCAGTTTCATTAGTATATTTCTGAGTAGTAGCATCAAATTTTCTTTCGTTGACACTTACAGCATCATTGAAGAACGGCTCTTGTAGTCGTTGTCTATCTGGAATCAAACTTTGTACGTGACATGCAATAAATGGAGCAGAGTTTACTACGTTCTCAGAGTTGCCTTTGAGAATAGTTGCTGCCATTCTTGATACGTCACCATATCTTGCTGGAACTCTGATATAATAATCAGTTACTCCATCATTCTTTTTCTTTCCAGTTTTAATTGTGTATCCGCTAAACATTCTTACGAATTGTAAAATATATCTTCGAATTTGATTGTCATAGAAATGAGTTTGCATATTAATCTACCTTTGGTCTTACTGCTTTTGACAGATTGACTTTTGATGTAATAGAAGTACCGTCATCTAGTACTACTGAGCCACTATTGTTAATAAATTGATGATGTAATGCATGTCCAACTTCCCAAGCACCATCGTCATCGTTTATTCTGTACCATTTATTTTCTCTGTACTGGAATAATCTCGATGGAGTGTAGTCACTTCTCAAGAAATATGTATTAGCAGAAGGTGACGCAGGAAATGTTCTTCCATGAGCCACTGTTGCGTAATCTATATCATCTGGATGATTGCTTTGAGTAGCATATTGTAAATTGTTTGTTCTATAGTCCCAATATTTTCCAGGAACGTTGTCTTGTGCTTCTTTAACTACAGCATCAGTAATTTGAAGTTCTTTATTGTAAGTAGATAAAATATTTTTCAAATCATCTGCTTCTTCACCAGTACCAAGTATATCTGCGTATTCTTGAGTATCTTGTAATTGTTTACAGCGAACTCGCCAAATATGTGGCCACCATCCTGCATCAAAACCACCAGCATCTTTTGATGCTTCTTGGACTACCCAGTATTGATTGACTCCATCTTTTTCAACACCATCATTGCCTTCAAGCATCATATCTTCTCTCATATGAGGAAGTTCGATGACATCTCCAGTCATTAATTTTCTACCTATCATGTTAACCATCTCATTTAGATGCAAGGTAAATACTTGTTGGTCATTACCAAGAAACATACCAAATTGAGATAACTCAAAATCTTGGTCTGATAGAGTATATACTCCTCTTAGATCGAATACATCTTTTTCATATTTTCTATCACGATTTTCTAAAAATAGTAAATCCTGTATAGCAGGATCTGCCGGATCGTAATCAGCCGCAGATTTGTCTTGCGACCCTAAATATTTGTGAATAAGAAGCGATGTTCCGCCGTGGTCAAAATGTGCTTTGACTGTCTTATCAGTGAATTTGTAATCGTTTCCCTTTTTGGGATTCCACATACTAAGTCTTGGCATTTTAAATAATCTCCGTATTACAATATAATTTCTTTCTAATTTGCCAACATGGCATAATATTCTCCGTTCTTTACTTGACTTCTATCAGTATTTATCATATAATATAGTTATATAAATAAATAAACAAAACCAACAGAAAGTTATATGATAATGAACGATGATACAGGACATGTCTCCATAAAAGAGATAATTTCTCCATTTACAGTAAGACAGTTTAAATTATGGGCAATGAACCCAGACAATATACATCGTGGTAACGCGGTAAATGGACAATACTACGGGAAACATCGCAAAGGTAGAGAATATAACGTCTCTTGGAGTAAAGAGCCACCAAGAGAGATGTGGGAACCAGTAGTAGATAATTTAAGCAAATATATTGATGCGATGTTCAAGGGCAAAGAATGGGCCATCCATATTGTTGACACCATTACGACAAGACCAGGAAGTACCAAGATTAGGGCTCATATTGATACTCCTTATCGATTTGAAGATTTTGCTAGGTCATCAAATGACGAACTTTTTGGTGTACAAATTATTATTCCATTAGATAAGTTCACAATAGAAAATGGAGCAACATGTGTTCTGCCTGGTTCACATTTAAGTAGATACTATTATAAAGATATAGAAGAGAACCAAGAAGAATACAATGACTTATTGACGACCGAAGGCTTTCAATTCGTTTCAAATCCAGGCGATGCGTTGATATACAATTCAAGAACATTACACAGTACTATGCCAAATAAGAGTGATAAATTTAGAAGTGCAATGCTAATAAATGCACTTGATGTGAATCTAATAGAACGAATTAGAGAGATAGATGTATCAAATAAAACAGCAAGATTTAATAATAAATAAAAAAAACTTGACAAATCGATGAATATATGTTTTAATAGTGTTAATAAAGATATATAATTGAATAAGTGGACTAAGATGGCAATCAAAATGGCAAAAAGAAAAAAGAACATAGTACGAAAAGGAAGATTCGCAGACGAAATGTATATTGGACCAGAGCCTGAATGGGATGGGTCAGAGAACTGGAAAGCCGACAAGTATTATAGAGAACGAAATAGAGTTATATACTACTATCGTTATTTCTATAATGCATCAGATTTTAAATCATGGATTGTCGATTGGATGGAAACAAACGGATATAAAAAGAAAGACATCGATATGATTAATTTTGTTCCAGATTATGAGATTAGACCAACAACTGGTGGGTATGCGAAAGCAATACGAAGAGGCATGCCAGAGAACCATAATGGAATACCTGAATATCTAAAACCTATGGAAGGCGTAACGTTTGATACTATTCCAGATGCAACTGAAATTGTTAAAAAGGATGTTACACGATTGATTGAATTGGGTTCAACACTTGCAGTAGAGAAGGCAGCAGAAACTAAAAAGACAGCAACAAAGTATAGACCTTCTATTCAACATCTTTTACATCAAAAGGCATTAGAGATGTCAGAAGAGATTGATGATTTTGTAAATGATTACGATAATTCAAAAGAGATGTTAGTTGATTTTGATCCACATACAATATTACTAATTGCTGGCGCAAAGCCAAATCATCTTAATATAATCAAAAAGGAATATATTCCAATATTAGAGGATTTAGATGAACTTATCAATCCACCAAATCTGAAAAAAATGGATGAAAGAGAACAAGATATGCACGAACAACTTAAAGAGTGTTATGCTAACTTGTCTAAGTCTGATATCAAGAATCAACATAAGATGTATCTTACTATAATTACCGCGTGTGAGAATATGGTACTAAAAGCCAAGGCTTCAAAGGCTCCACGTAAGAAGAAAGCAATCAGTAAAGAAAAAATGATTAGTAAGTTTAAATATCTAGACCATCATACAGATACAAAGTCAATCAGTGTTCATCCAAGTGAGTTAATCGGTGCCAATGCGGCAATCGTATATAATTCTAAGACAAGAAAAGTAGGAATATATTACGCTAGTAATATTGATCCAACTGGAATGGGTAGAACAGGCTCTGGATTGAGTGTAAAGGGAACAACTATCATAGGGTTTGATGAAGCAAAGAGTGTTCAGAAAACATTACGGAAACCAATAGAACAGTTGCCAAAGTTAAAAAAAGCAACGAAACGTTCATTACCAAAAGAGTTTGATGCTATCAATAGTGTTGAAATCAAGTTAAATGGCAGATTTAATGACCACAGTTTGATTATAAAAGTTTTTTGATAAATACTGTTATATATAGTTCAACAGATATTTTGAGGGTCATATAATGCCAAAACAACGCAATAAAATAAAAAACGATACAATTAAACAAATTAGACTGTTACTTGGTGACGGCATGATTGATATTGAATTAGATCCAGAACATTACGATTTATCAGTTGACATCGCATTATCAAAAATTAGACAACGTTCTGAGAACGCAGTAGAAGAAGACTTCTATACTATCGAACTTAAAAAAGATGTCGCTGAATACACTCTTCCTGAAGAAATAACAGAAGTAAAAAAAGTACATCATCGTTCATTTGGACATGGTATATCTTCAGGTGTTGATATGGATCCATTTGAATTAGCATATGCGAATTCGTATTTCTTTATGAACAATCATGTTGGAGGCATATCAACATACGAACTATTCTCTCAGTACCGCGAAACACTAAACAGAATTGCCGCAACTGATATTCAATTTATATGGAATCCAGTAACTCATAAGATTAAACTTTTAAGAAGAATGAGAGCAAATGAAATTGTTTTACTTCACGTATACTTAGAACGCCCAGACGACCAACTTCTAACAGACCCATATCTAAAATCTTGGTTAAGAGATTACGCATTAGCATATTGTAAGAAAATGATTGGCGAAGCACGTTCTAAATTTTCTACACTACCTGGCGCTCAAGGTGGAGTTTCGTTAAACGGCGAAACAATGAAAGCAGATGCAAACGCAGATATAGATAAGTTAGAAAATGAATTGAAACTCTATATTGATGGTTCGTCTCCATTAGGAATTATGATTGGCTAACTATAATACGCCGACATCACCTAGTTGTATGCACTATAAGAGTCCGTTATCCACTTTACACGGAAATACTAAAAGTCCTTGCATCAGTGTATGTAAATACAATGAGAAAAACTATTGTATCGGATGTAAA